TTTTATGACCCGAATAACCTCCCGCCATATTCTTACCATCGGCAATTCTTTTACGTCCATATTCATCAACCAAGATAACCACCGCAAAGTTTAAATCGTCAAATGGTTTGTCTTTATCAATAACATAATAAAGTGTTAGGTTGTTTTCCAAACGATAGTTGTAGTATAAGTTACCACCACCAACTCTTGATGTACACCAAGGTCTTCCGTGTGCTAATCTAATACATTGTTCTTTACCATTTGGTTTGAAGATGTATAAATTATCTTTGTCGTAAATGTTTTCTATCCCTTGAAAGTCATCACCTTTCTTTTGCGGAACATCATCACCATCAGGTAAGTGATCCAATGATGCTTCTAAATCATCAAATGACATTAACATAATTGGTGGAGTATTAGGTTCCAATCTATCGTATAAATCAACATATCTTTCAATGTATGAAAGGATTTGTTCATTTGTTAAATCATTTCTTTCTCTTTTAAATTTTTCAAAAGCCGCTTTAGTAATAAGTCCTCCAAATTTATTTTGGATTACCTCCACTAATTTCAAATAAGGATATTTCATAATATCTCTATTTGGTTCAGGTAAATAATTTCTTATCTCCAAGAATTTTTTAATCATTGACTTAACTTGTCTTTGATCAGAACCTTTACCAGGACCTTTCATATATGTCTTATATATATCACCTTCTTCTTTCTTAACTCTTTTAGATTGAATTAAAGATTTAAGTTGATCATATGTATATTTTGTAATGTCTCGTTTGTCTGATGCCAATCCGTTTTTATATTTGTCAAAATCGTTAATATAACTTTTAATGTCGTCCTCCGAATCTTCAGTTCCTTCTTGGAATTTAACAACAAGTTGGTTCATTAATTTATTTGATATTTCTGTTAACCTAAATTTTGGATTAACATTCTCTACAACTACTGATGATAAAATTTTTACTAATTTCATTTGATGTTTTTACTATAAATATTACAATAATTAAAAATGGGCAAATTAATTAATAATTCATTATGAGAAGTTCCTCACCCATATTTTGTTTGGTTCCTTTTTTTGCTGCCGCAGCCTTTGCAAACTCCTTTCTTTCCCACCTGTATATGTTGTTGGGAAAGAAAAAATGCAATTGTTCAAAGTCATAATAAGATAAACTAAATTTACCCTGAACCTCATTTAATACTTTCGCTAACCTTTCGTGATCTTTTCTGTCAAAGTCGTGGTTTGAATAATAATTCTCTGTTTTCCAATAAGGTGGATCAACATAAAAATATGTGTTTGGTGAATCATATTTTTTAATCACATCCTCAAAATCCATATTTTCAACATCAGTAATTTTTAAAAAATGTTCAATCCAATCAGGTTTTAACAATTTATCTCTAAATGTTAAATACTTTGATTTATACTTACCCTTTAAATCAATAAATGAACTTGTTTCAGGTTTACTACCACTAAAAACTTGTGTTAGAATGTAAACATATTTCGCAGCAACCTCATAATTACCAGGTTCTACACTGAAACCCTCACCAAAAATTTCAGCCTGAAACCTGATGAATTGTTCTTTGTAAATCGGTGGTGTAGGAAATTCACCAAATTTTTGACACTCAATCGCATTAATTGCATTCAATAATTCTGTTGGGTTTTGAATGCACTTGAATAAATTGTAGTTTAGTGGATTAAAGTCGTTGTAAACAACTTTTTTTAGATTTGGAAATTGTTTTAAATCCATATTAAAGAAACACCAGTACGCACCTCCGAAGCACTCTACATATGTTTCCATATTTTTATCATAGAAAGGGACTATCCACTTTCCAATTTTACTCTTACCTCCTATATATGAAACCAAAATTATTATTTTTTTCTGTATTTATATTTATCTTTTATTATATCAATTACCTCATCAAAGATAATCTTTTTTCTATTTAAAAACAAGACAGATTCAGAATAAAATCCATTGTAAATTTTTTCAATATCTGACATACCTGACCAACCAATATATTTATAATCTTTATCTTTTGGTCCGTATAACTTATTTGTGTTCACACCAAACAAAACATTCATTCTTTCGTTTATTTTATTTAACATATCTATTGATCCGCTAACAATTCTTAAATCACCTCTTTTTGTATTATCTCTTTTATCTTCTTTAATTCTAATACATCCATCACCATCAAAATAACCTCTTAAAAAATGTCTTTCCAATGTTTCATCAATGATGGGGTATTGTAATGTAAATGTTTTATTTGAGGTTACTCCTAAATTAATTAAATCGTTAACCATTTTTTTACCCGAAAAATGAATTTCCACCATCTCTCTCTGACCATGTTTCCATATGGGCATTTCACCATTAACACTCACAATAAAAGATTCCAAAATATGTCTATCTTTTGTATGTAATTTTAAAGTTACTTGATATCTATATTTTTCCACATTATTAATAACACAACCATCAGCGAATAAAAACCCTAAAAAATATGCCTTTTCTTCATTATCAATTCTTTCAAAGAAATCTTCGTTATAAAAATATTTACGCTTCTTAATATAATTAACATCTTTTCTTTTTATAATTTGTTTTTTATTATAATCTTTAACACATAAAATACAAGATTCTCTAGTATCATCAGTGGTTTTATTTTTTTTATAATATTCTTCTAATTCCTTCTCAATCCCACATTTACTACAAATTTTTCCCGTCATAATACTCTTTAACTAAATTCTGAATAAATTTAGAAACACTTATTTCCTCATTCTTCATCTTATCAAAAAGATATCTATCAATACTAATTCCGTATTTAACTTTTTTATCTTTTTCTTCCTTATAAGGTTTTCCTTTTGTTGCCATATAATTATAAATATACTTAAATATAAGAAAAGTGCGTTAAAAGTAAAGTTTTTTTAAAAAAATGTTTTACTAAATAAAAAAAGGCAATATTATTTAAATTATGGAACAAGAATTAGAACAACCAAAAGGTGAAGCAACTCAAGTTAAGGGATGTAAACAATGTAAAAAAGGTATGAGTAAAACTCAATGGGGACTACTAATATTCTCATTATATATGTTTGGTTCCGGTATTTACGGAACCTATCATATAGTTAAAGACATTATTTCTTTATTTTAATCCCTCTCAAATCTTACGTGTTGGTTAACCAACAAATCACCTACCATCTCACCTTTAAACCCTTTTGATTTAACTCTTAAGGGTTTTGTTGTATCAAATACTTTTGGGAACTTCAATCTTACAGTCCCGTCAGGATGTGGGATTTCAAAATCACTGTTTTTCAAATCTTCCAATGTGAAATATACATTATAAACTAAATGTGGTCCGTATTTCTCAAAATTATTATCTGAAACCAACTTGATTCTAACCACTAAATTACCGTAAACTCCATTTCTAAAATCACCAATACCTTGTAGTCGTATGAATTGTCCTTCATCAATACCCACAGGTAATTGAACCTCCACAGTTTTCATTTCGTCTTTAGTCCCCGCACCGTTACAAATATGACAAGGATTTGTGATAACCTGTCCTTGACCTGAACAAGTGTTACAAGATGCCTGAACCATCTGTATATACATTCCTGAACCCATTTGTTTGAAAATAAAACCTTGTCCGTTACAAGTGGAACATATTTTCTTTTCACCACCACCCCCATTACAAGGATCACATTTTAGTTTTCTCTTATATGTGAATTCTTTTTTTGCCCCCAAATATGATTCGGTTACATTTAATTCGGTGTCAATAACTAAATCGTGAACTCTATTTTGTTGTCTACCACCAAATGTCTGATTGAACATATTTCGGAGAGCTTCCTCGTGTCCACCAAATGGATTATTTTTTCTCATATCGTATTCTTGTCGTTTACCTTCATCACCGATCGTATCATACGCCTCGCTAATTTTTTTAAACATTTCTTCATCACCACCAACATCAGGGTGATTCTCTTTTGCCAATTTACGATACACTTTTTTAATCTCATCTTGAGTTGCGGTTTCGGGAACCCCTAATATGTCGTAATAATTTTGATTATTCATTTATACTGTATTTTGGTTATATTTAATTACAAAGATATTAAAAAATGGACAATTTTACAATTGTATTATTCAAAAATAAGGTAAAAAAAAGAATTATAAAGAAATTTAAAACTAAAGCCAGAGCAACAAAGTTTTATAAAGATTTAATTGATGAGAACAAAAAAGTGTTTTTTGGTGTTGAAACTGAAAACGGAAAACAATGTAAGTATGAAATTGCTTTAGTTTCAAGAATGACTGATTCAAATCCTTACTTCGTTAGAGATGAATATGGTAGAACGATAAAGATTGAGATGGAGGATCCTGATTTTATGATCCTTGAGATTAACTCGTTTAATAAAGAGGAAATGTTGTTTGATATTAAGAACTCAAAACGAATTAGTATTCCGGAGTTTTTAAGGAAATATCTACCCAAAGTTGGGGTTAAATTATTATCAAAAATAAATAATAAAATTGTTGTTCAACGAGATAGTGATATAAATTTATTCTCACTAAAGAGTGAGGATGATTGTGATAGATTTGTTGATGGTATTTCTAATTATATGATGGATGGGGGTAGAATAGATACGATTATAGTTAAAGATTCTTCACAACATCAAAAGAAATATCTTTA